TACATCTTTATCGGAATTACCAAGACAAAAAATGGCTGAACAAAAGACAGCCGAAAACGATTACTCAATACACCAGGAGAAATAAATTATGAGTTTTTTAATGCCAAAAACGCCAGCGATGCCAGCAATACCCGCACCGCAACCATTACCAGAGCCGCCAAAGTATGATGATAAGGATAGAGCTGCGGAGACAGCAGCAAGGCAAGCAAAATTAAGAGCTGGTAGAGTAGGTAGATCTGCAACAATTTTAACGTCTGCTTCTGGATTAGAAGATGACGAAACATTAACAAAGAAAACTTTATTAGGAGGATAATATGGGAGCAGTATTTAGACCAAAACCACCAGCACCACCACAAGCACCAGCACCCGCACCAACTTACGCAGCACCTACAAAAGCTGAAGTATCACAAGCAACATCTACATCTATGTCAGATATGGCTAAAGGAAAAGGCAGATCATCAACAATATTAACTGGCGCAAAAGGTTTAGGCGATAACGCATTAACAACATCTAAAAAATCTTTACTCGGAGGGTAAATGGCACAAGATCCAAAAGCAAAAATGGTTATAGAGAGATATAAAACTCTCAAAGCACAAAGAGTTACCTGGGAAGATCATTGGCAAGAGATTGCAGATTATTTTTTACCGAGAAAAGCAAACATCACAGAGAAGCACACAGCTGGCGATAAACGCCACGATCAAATTTTTGATGGAACTGCCACACACGCATTAGAATTGCTGTCTGCGTCTCTTAATGGGATGTTAACCAATACTATTTCGCCATGGTTTGTTTTAAAATTTAGAAACCAAATGGCAGCTGACAATGATGCTGCTAACGAATGGTTAGAGAGTTGCGCAAAGATTATGCAACAAGTGTTTTCAAGATCCAACTTCCAACAAGAAATATTTGAATTATACCATGAGCTGCTAGCATTTGGTACGTCTGCTATGTTTATTACAGACGATGTTCAAGATGATTTAAGATTTAGAACATTACATATTTCAGAACTATACATTACTGAAAATGAAAAAGGTTTAGTTGATAGTTTAACTAGAAGATTTCATTTAAAAAATAAAAATATACCAGGAATGTATCCAGATGCGGAATTACACAAATCTATTTTAGCTGATATTGAAAAAGCTCCTTATGATGAAACTGTTATTATTCATTCAGTTTATCCAAGTGCAACACCTATGGGTTATGACAATAATAAAAATATGGATTTTGTTTCTTGTCATGTTCACGAAAAATCTGGAACTTTATTAAGAGAAAGTGGATTTAAAGAGTTTCCTTATGTAGTGCCACGTTATTTAAAATCTTCTTCTAATGAAGTCTATGGTAGATCTCCAGCAATGAATGCTTTGCCAGATACCAAGATGTTAAACACAATGTCTAAAACAACTATCAAGGCAGCTCAAAAACAAATTGATCCACCTTTGATGGTTCCCGATGACGGATTTATTTTACCAGTAAGAACTGTACCTGGTGGATTAAATTTTTACAGATCTGGAACTAGAGAAAGAATTGAACCATTAAATATAGGTTCAAACAATCCATTAGGTTTACAAATGGAAGAACAAAGAAGAAAAGCTATTAGAGAAAACTTTTTTGTTGACCAGCTAATGACTACGGGTAATCAAAACATGACAGCAACAGAGGTTATGCAAAGAACAGAAGAAAAGATGAGATTACTTGGCCCCGTGTTAGGTAGATTACAAAGTGAATTATTACAGCCATTAATTACAAGATCTTTTAATTTATTATTAAAAAATAATAAACTTCCACCAATACCAGAAGAACTAGGCGATCAAGATGTAGAAATAGAATATGTATCTCCATTAGCCAAAGCTCAAAAGAGCCAGGAGCTGTCATCAGTTATGCGTGGAATAGAAATATTTGGATCTATGCAAAATATAGCTCCCGTTTTTGATTATATAGATATTGATGGTTTAGTTAATCACATCCAAGAAGTTTTAGGATTACCAGCTAAAATTATGAGATCAAAAGCAGAAGTACAACAAAGACAACAACAAAAGCAACAAGCTGAAATGGAACAAATGCAGTTACAACAAGCGCAGCAAGTTGCAGAAACAGCTGGTAAGATAGCTCCAGCTTTAAAGGTAGCAAATGAATAGTAAAGATTTGAAGCAATTAGAACTTGCTTACAAACAAACTTTTAGTTCCGATACGGGTAAAGAAGTATTAGAGGATCTAAAAAAAAGATGCAGTTTTTATTCTACGTCACACATAAAAGGCGATAGCCATGAAAGCGCATTTTTAGAAGGAACAAGATCTGTAATCTTGTTTATTAATAATATGCTCAACAAAAAACCAATGGAGGATAAATGAGTAGTGAAACAAACCAGGTAGCAACGGAACAACCAAGTACGTTGTCTGCGGAAACACCAGTAACACCAGAAACAGTAAGTACAGATTGGAAAGCCAGTTTGTCGGAAGAAATAAGAGCAGATAAATCTTTAGAAAATATTAAAGATATAGAAGGTTTAGCAAAATCTTATGTTCATGCACAAAAATTAGTTGGCTCGGATAAAATCCCAGTACCTAATAAATATGCAACAGAACAAGATTGGGATGCTGTTTACGAAAAATTAGGCAGACCCGCAGACGCTGAAGGGTATAAATATGATTTACCAGAAGATCAGCAAATAGATGCTGAAGCGTTAAAAAGTTTTTCAAGTCAAGCGCATAAGTTAGGATTACTTCCTGGCCAAGCGAATGGCATGGTAAAATTTTATAATGAAATGACAAGTGCTGCAATGCAAGAACTAGATACAAAAGCAACAGCAGCAAGAGAAGCTAGCTCTACTGAACTTAAAAAAGAGTGGGGTCAAGCATTCGATCAAAAAGTAACACAAGCTGCAAATCTTGCTAAATCAGTTGGCGCAACAGAATTGTTTAACGCTAACATGGCAGATGGAACCAAACTTGGAGACCATCCAATTATGATTAAAGCATTTGCAGAGTTAGCGGGCAAGATGGGAGAGGATACAATTACTCAATCATCTGGGCCAGTTTTCCAAACACCAGAACAAATAGAAAAAGAAATTGGAGAACTAACTATGCCAGGTTCAGCGTATTGGGATAAACATCATCCTAACCACCAGGCAGCTATTGCAGAAGTTTTGGCTTTACGAGAAAAGAAAAATCAAGTATAGCTCAAAATACTAGGATAATCGCAAGACCCTAGTTGACATTAGGAAAAGACTAACATCTACAAGATGTAAAACCTAGGTTTAGACCCGCAAGGATAATCAGCCGTTTAACATTAACATAAACCAAGAAAAAAGGAGAATAGTATGTCTATTCAAATTACTACTTCTTTTGTAGAGCAGTATAGTTCAAATGTAACTATGCTTTCTCAACAAATGGGAAGTAAATTAAGAGGTTCTGTTGATGTGGAGACTATTAATGGTAAAAACGCTTTCTTCGATCAAGTCGGAGTTACAGCTGCTCAAATAAGAACGAGCAGACATGGCGATACACCACAAATAGACACGCCTCACAGCAGAAGAAGATTGAGCTTGGCAGATTATGAGTGGGCTGATTTAGTTGACGATGTCGACAAAGTTAGAATGCTTATAGATCCAACAAGTTCTTACGCAAAAGCAGCAGCATCTGCTATGAACAGAAGTATTGACGATGTAATTATTACAGCGATGAATGCGTCTGCTTCAACTGGTGTAGCTGGTGGTACATCTACGGCTTTACCTTCAACGCAAAAAACAGCAACTTCAGACCAATCAGATGGTTTGACTATTGCTAAACTTTTGTCTGCGAAGAAAATCATGGATGATAACGATGTAGATCCTTCATTGAAGAGATTTATCGTTTGTGGGCCACAACAAATATCAGATCTATTAGGAACAACTTCAGTTACAAGTGCTGACTTTAATACAGTTAGAGCTTTATCAACTGGAGAAGTTAATTCATTCCTAGGATTTGAATTTATAATGTCAACAAGACTAAACAAGGATAGTTCGAACACAACTGACAGATTAGTTTTTGCTTATACTGAAGATGCTATTAAACTTGGCATGGGAAAAGATATATCTGCAAAAATCTCTGAAAGAGCTGACAAGTCTTACTCAACACAAGTGTACTATTGTATGTCACTAGGTGCTGTAAGAATGGAAGAGAAAAAAGTTGTTCAAATCCCTTGTCACGAAGCATAATAGGAGGATAGAAATATGGGAACTAAAAATACTGATCTAGTAGCAAATTTCGAAGCATCTCCTTCAGTTGCTAACAACTCTGCTGAATTACATGGCGTTTTAAGAACAGCTCATGGAACTGTGGAATTAGCATCTGGCGATAGTGATGATAACGATATTGTTATGTTAGCACCAATCCCAAGTAACGCTGCTGTACCAAGTTTATTTATTGGTTCAGACACACTTGGCGGTTCGTGTACTTTCAATGTAGGGATATACACTTCAGCTGGCGTAGTTAAAGACGAAGATGTATTCGCAACTCTAGTAGCTGATGCTGCTGGAATGGCGGATGTTCGTTTTGAAGCTGCTAATATAGATACAGCTGGAAAAAAGATATGGGAATTAGCTGGAGACAGCTCTGATCCAGGAGGATATTACTATATAGCGGCTACAATGGCTGCTGATGGTCAAACTGCTGGAACTATGTCTTGGAACATTTCATACGTTGTAAATTAATACAATAAAATTTTAGGCGGGGGAAGCGAGAGTGGATCCCGCCTAGAGTGCATGACAAAGATCGATAAACCAAAACTTGTATTACACTTTAAGAGTGGCAATCATATTTACCGATATGTTTTAGTTGATCGATTTAAACACGATACAAAAAACCATAATGGTTTTGATACCAAACAAGAATTAACTGAAGCAGAAATATTTGCTTTGGTTACACCAAGAAAGTTAAGACGTAAATACATAACCAACAAATAGGAAAACTAAATGTTAAAAGGAAAAAAAGGCAAGCCAGCAAAACCTAAAAATAAACAATTAGCAGCGATGTATGGTAATAAAAATAAAATTACCAGAGGCGATATTATTACAGCAGCTAAAAGAAATAAAAGGAGAGCATAATGGCTAAACCTGGATTATATTCAAATATTCACGCCAAACGTAAGCGTATTGCTGCGGGATCTGGAGAAAAAATGAGAAAAGTAGGATCTAAAGGCGCACCAACAGCAGCAAACTTTAGACGTTCTGCAAAAACAGCAAAGAAAAAATAGATGGCATCAGTAATTCAAATTTGTAATTCAGCTCTTAATCAATTAGGAGCTGGATCAATTACAGCTCTTACAGAAAATTCTAAAAACGCTAGATTGTGTAATGAAAGATACCAAACAGTTAGAGACGCTGTTTATAGATCTCATCCTTGGAATTGTTTAATTAAAAGAGTTCAATTAGCGCAAGATAGTAATACTCCATCCTGGGGTTTTACTTTTCAATATACATTACCTTCAGATTGTTTGCGTGTACTACAAATTAAAGATTACGATGCAGATTATAAAATTGAAGGAAGAAAATTATTAATAAACATAAGCGAAGTTTATTTACTTTATTCAGCACAAATTACCGATGTCAATCAATTAGATGTTTTATTAAGAGAAACTATATCTGCGGGTTTAGCTTCAGATATTGCTTATGCTATTACATCTAATTTACAAGTTGCAAAACTTATGACAGAAAAATATGGTTTAAAATTATCAGAAGCAAGACATACAGACGCTAGCGAAGGATATAACACAGATCCAACACTAGGAAATACAGATCAAATAATAACAGAAGATTTCTTAAACAGTAGATTATAGATATGCCTAAACAACTTT